CAAAACAAACTTCAAGAAAAATATGGACCAGTATCTATAAATATACAAGATGGATCATATAAGCTTATTGAAAATGAAAAGGTTACAGAACCAGAAGCTGTAGAAGCTTGATAATAATTATGGAAATTAGAAAGATATCTATAGGTTCAGACTATAAGTCTAGCGCAATGCATTACATTGTAGGGCAAGATGTCTTAAATGGTTCTCACACTATTCATTTAATCAATTACAAAAAAGACACTGAATCTTTTGTTGTTTACATACAAAAAGGAGATGAAGTGTTTGCTTGGAAAGAGTTTAACAAAAATATACCAGTCTGCGTAGAGTATAATATAAACTTCTAATGAAGTCTCCTTATTATTTCCTTATAAAACCTAAAGGTGCTAAGTATAATAATGAGATTGAAATTGCAGGTCAAAAGATTATAATAAACTCAACAGTTGAAAACCATATGCATGTCAATAGATTTGCAGAGGTTTTAGCGTGTCCTTACACTTACAAAGGAGATATTAAAAAAGGAGATACTCTTATTGTTCATCATAATGTATTCAGAATATATTATGACATGAAGGGAAACCCCAAGAAATCTCCTAACTATTTCAAAAACAATATTTATTTTATAGACCCTTATCAGTTTTATTTATATCATGATGGGTGTAAATGGAACTCTGTAGGAGAGTATTGTTTTGTAAAACCCATAGATAAAGAAAATTCGTATCTTTATGAGGAAGGGTATGAAACACATGCTGGAATTGTAAAGTATTCCAATAACACATTAGAAAAGCTTGGAGTATATGAAGGATATAAAGTAAACTTTACAAAAGACAGTGAGTATGAGTTTGAGATAAATGATGAGGTATTGTATAGGATGAGGAGTATAGATATTTGTACGATTCTAAATTAAATTTAATATGACTGCACAAGAAAGAAAAAAAAGACCTGTTTTTACAGGCGTTCTAAAATACTTCCCTGATGCTATAAAAGAAGTTGCTAGAGTGTCATTAAAAGGAAATGAGCAACATCATCCAGACAAGCCTTTACATTGGGATAGAAGTAAAAGCACTGATGAGTTAGATGCATTAGCTAGACATTTAATAGATGCTGGAACTATAGATGATGATGGTATAAGACATTCAGCAAAAGTAGCTTGGCGAGCATTAGCTAATCTTCAAAAAGAAATAGAAAGAGATAATGATAATTGGTTTAAAGAACAGTATAATAGAAACAGAGAACCAAAAGACCATATAAAATGAAAAACATAAATGAAATAAAGAAAAGGATTATTGAAGCTGGTCATGAAGCTGTAAAACAGTTGATTAAGGTTGCAGAAGAAGATATTATAAAACCTGATCCTGAAGATGAATTAGCAGCAGACAGGCTGAAAAATGCAGCAGCTACAAAGAAGTTAGCTATATTCGATGCGTTTGAAATACTTTCTCGCATTGAAGAAGAAAATAATTATATTGAAAACAAACCAGTAGAAAAAGAAACAAAAACATTTAAGGGATTTGCAGAAAGAAGATCCAAATGACTTACGAACAAACATTATATGGCGTTGTAACACCTATTGATAAAAAGACTATTAATAAAAACAATAAGCTTAGAAAATGGAAATATGGTTACAATAAAGAATACGATGTTGTCATTATAAGTAAAACAGGACAGATAGGAGAGATTTATAAAATTCAAAACTTAATTATAGCTCTACCTAAAGCTCAAAAAGTTTTCAAAGGAGAAGATAAATGGGTTCCATTTGAATACCCAAAAGAACTAAGTAAAATAAAAAGTATCTTTGATTGGAGAGGGTTACCAGATGATTTTAAAAATAAATGGCATGATTACATTGATGAAGAGTTTCAAAGACGTGAAGAAGGTTTTTGGTTCAAGAATAAAGGTGTTGACACTTATATTACTGGGACTCACTATATGTACTTGCAGTGGACCAAAATTGATGTTGGGAAGCCAGACTATAGGGAAGCCAATAGGCTCTTCTTCATCTTTTGGGAAGCTTGTAAAGCCGATTCCAGATCTTATGGAATGTGTTATCTCAAAAACCGTAGATCAGGATTTTCGTTTATGGCCTCAGGAGAAGTGGTTAATACAGCAACTATTAGTTCCGATTCACGGTTTGGAATATTGTCCAAATCTGGGGCGGATGCCAAGAAAATGTTCACCGATAAGGTTGTACCAATATCAATCAATTATCCGTTCTTTTTTAAACCGATACAAGACGGAATGGACCGTCCCAAAACCGAACTGGCATATAGAGTACCAGCCTCAAAATTCACAAGAAGGAAAATCACGAGCAATGAGCAAACCGAAGAAATTAGCGGACTCGATACAACTATAGATTGGAAAAATACAGGGGACAACTCATACGATGGAGAAAAGCTTGTTTTATTAATACATGATGAGGCAGGTAAATGGGAAAAGCCAGAAAACATATTAAATAACTGGAGGGTTACAAAAACTACATTAAGATTAGGTTCAAGGGTTATTGGCAAGTGTATGATGGGTTCTACATCAAATGCTTTAGATAAAGGTGGAGAGAACTTTAAAAAACTTTATAATAATTCTGATGTAACACAAAGAAACAAAAACGGACAAACTCAATCAGGATTATACAGTTTGTTTATACCTATGGAATGGAACTTTGAAGGTTTCATAGATGAGTACGGACATCCTGTTTTTGAAACACCAGAAAAAGAAGTTTTAGACCCTTATGGAGACACTATACATATAGGTGTCATAGACCACTGGACAAACGAAGTAGAAGGCCTTAAAAAGGATCCTGACGCACTTAATGAGTTTTATAGACAGTTTCCGAGAACAGAATCACACGCTTTCAGAGATGAATCAAAAAACACAATATTCAACCTTAGTAAGATTTATGAGCAGATAGATTATAATGATTCTTTTGCAATAAAAAGTAATATTTATAGAGGAAACTTTTATTGGAAAAATGGACAAAGAGATACAGAGGTTGTATGGGCCCCAGACAATAAAGGAAGATTTATGGTCACATGGATTCCAGGTCCAGGTATTGTTAATAATGTAATGAAAAAAGGAAACGTAAAATTACCAGGTAATATACACATGGGCTCTTTCGGTTGTGACTCTTACGACATATCTGGCACGGTAGGTGGAGGCGGGTCTAAAGGCGCACTACACGGTATGACTAAATTTCATATGGATGATGGTCCCACAAATTCTTTTTTTTTAGAATACATATCAAGACCACCAACAGCAGAAATATTTTATGAAGATGTTCTTATGTCATTACACTTTTATGGTATGCCTGTGCTTGTAGAGAACAACAAACCAAGATTATTATACTATTTGAAAGAAAGAGGTTATAGAAGGTTTTCTTTGAATAGACCAGACAAATATAAAAACAATTTATCAAAAGCAGAAAAAGAATTAGGTGGGATCCCTTCTTCTCAATCTGTCATATCTGTTCATGCAGAAGCAATAGAAAACTATATAGAAAATCATGTTGGTATTATTTCAGACTCAAATAATTTAGATTATGGAGCGTGTGGAAACATGTTTTTTAATAGAACATTATTGGATTGGGCTAACTATGATATTAATAATAGAACAAGGTTTGATGCTACTGTAAGTTCAGGATTTGCAATTTTAGCTAATCAAAGCAAGCAAAATATCAATAAGGAAAAATATAATCAAATAAATATTAACTTTGCAAGATATAGCAACAAAGGTTTTGTTAGCCAAATTATTAAGTAAATATGATAAATAAACCATCGTTCAATTCTGGAAGTGGGTTTCCTAATCAATTCGCACCTGACTCAGAAAAATCAACTTTAGAATATGGTCTTCGTGTAGGTAGAGCAATTGAGTCAGAATGGTTCTCAAGAGACTATGGTAGTTCTTTATATGGAGAGATAAGATCAGAGTTTTTAACTAGGAGATTATATGCGAGAGGAGAACAGCCAGTAGAAAAATATAAAAACGAATTAGCAATAAATGGTGATTTATCATATCTTAATTTAGATTGGACTCCAGTACCTATTATTCCAAAGTTTGTTGATATAGTCGTTAATGGTATTTCGAATAGATTATATGAAGTGAAGGCAGAAGCTGTAGATGAATTTGCAAGCGAAGAAAGAAACGAATTTAGAGAGTCTATGAGGGCCGATATGATTGCTTATGAGCCTTTAAAAATATTAAAAGACCAAACGGGCGTAAATGCTTTTAACCATGATGAGTCTGTGATTCCTGATTCTGATGAAGAGCTGGACTTATATATGAAACTTAGATATAAACAAGCAATAGAAGTTGCACAAGAAACATCATTAAAAACTTTACTTGAAGTAAACAATTATGATGAAATAAAAAGAAGAGTAGACGAAGATAATGTTGTATTAGGTATTTCTGCTGTAAAACATGATTTTGATGTACATGATGGAGTGAAGATTGAATATGTAGATCCGGTTAATTTTGTTTATTCACCTACTGAAGATCCAAATTTTAGAGATTGTTATTACTTTGGAGAAGTAAAATCTGTTCATGCAACAGAATTGAAAAAAATAAATCCTTTATTAGAACAAGAAGAATTAGAAGAAATAGCTAAAATAGCTTCAAGATACGATGGGTATCGTAGTACACAAAACTTGACTTCACAAAGCGGACTAGATAAATCTAATGTTTCCCTATTATACTTTTGTTATAAAACTGATAAAGAAATAGTATATAAGATAAAAGACAATACTAACGGAGGAAAAAAAGCTTTGAAAAAAGATGGTTCTTTTAATCCACCAAAAACAGAGCAAGCAAGATTCAAAAAAGTTTCTAGAAGAATTGATGTATGGTATGAAGGCGTTATGGTTTTAGGAACAAATAAAATTCTTAAATGGCAAATGATGCAAAACATGGTTAGACCCAAATCATCATTTCAAAAAACTATACCTCCATATATAGTATCGGCTATCAAAATGGATAAAGGTAAAATTGATTCTTTAGTAAAAAGAATGACCCCATTTGCAGATCAGATACAGCTAGTTCATTTAAAACTACAACAAGTGATAGCTAAAATGATACCAGATGGTGTATTTATTGACGCTGATGGTTTGAATAGTGTAGATTTAGGTAATGGAGCTTCATATAATCCTTCAGAAGCACTATCTATGTATTTCCAAACTGGTAGTGTAATAGGAAGAAGTTATACAGAGGATGGTGATTTTAATAACGCCAGAGTACCAATTCAAGAGCTAACAAGCTCAGGTTCAAATGCTAAGATTCAAAGCTTAATAGCTATGTATAATTATCAATTAGGGTTGATAAGATCTGTTACAGGTATCAATGAAGCAAGAGATGGGAGTATGCCAGATCAATACGCCTTAGTGGGTGTTCAAAAACTTGCAGCCTTGAACAGTAATACAGCTACTAGACATGTTGTTGAGTCAGGATTATATATTACAAAAAAACTATGTGAAGCTTTGTCTTATAGGATTTCTGATATATTAATGTTTTCAGCCTTTGCAGAAGATTTTGCTAAAATGATTGGCAAAAACAATTTGAAAGTTTTGAATGATATTAAAACATTACATCTTCATGACTTTGGTATATTTATAGAATTAGAACCTGATGAAGAAGAGAAAAGAATGTTAGAACAAAACATTCAGCAATCTATTCAAGCCAAAAAAATTGATTTGGATGATGCTATTGATGTTAGACAAGTTAACAATACTACGCTAGCTAATACTCTTTTGAAAATTAAAAAACAAAAAAAAGAAAAGCTTGATATGGAAAGACAACAAGCTAATATTCAAATGCAAACTGAATCTAATGTTCAGTCAGCTAAAGCTGCGTCTCAATCAAGAATGCAAGAACAACAAATGAAAACTCAAACTGAGTCTCAACTAGAGCAGTTGAAAGCACAACTTGAATTACAAAAGTTGCAACAAAAAGCACAAATAGATAAAGAGATGATGGAGCTAAAATATGAGTATGAGATGAAATTGAAAGCAATGGATTCAGAAACTATTGAGGGTAGAGAAATGTTTAAAGAAGATAGAAAAGATAAAAGAACAGAGAAACAAGCTACTCAACAAAGCAAGTTAATTGCACAAAGAAAAGAAAACTTACCTCCTACTAACTTCGAAAAAGAAGAACAAGCGATGCCAAACCCAATGGAGAATATGCTTGCAAATATGGACCAAAAAAACATACTATAATTTTAGTATTTTTGTATAAAATTTAATTTAATATATTATGAGTGAAGAAATTAAGGCTAAAGTAGTCGAAGAACCAAACAATGATGTAGATTTTAAAGTAAATCTTTCATCAGTAAAAAAAGAAGAAGAACCTGAAAAGGTTGAAGAAACACCTGAAGTTCAAGAAAAAACTCAGGAGGTTGAAAATAAAGAGGAGGTTGTTGAAGAGAAACCAGTTAAAGAAAAGACTGAGGAACCTGAACAACCAAATGAACCAACTAAAGAAGATGTAATCAATCAATATTTAAGTGATAAATATAAGATCGACATAAATTCTTTAGAGAACGTTCTTAAAAATAATGAAAAACAAGAGCTTCCAGAAGAAGTTTCAAAGTATTTAGAATACAATAAAGAAACAAAAAGAGGATTAGCAGATTATGTAAAGCTTCAACAAGATTTTGATACTGTTGAAGATGATGCGCTTTTGAGAGCATATTACAAAGAAAATAATCCTGGTCTTGATGATTCTGATGTTGATTTCCTACTTAATGAAAAGTATGCATATTCACAAGATACTGATAATGAAACTGATATAAAAAAGAAGACTCTTGAGAAAAAACAAGAATTACATAAAGCTAAAGAGCATTTTAATAGTTTAAAGGAAAAATACAAAGCTCCTCTTGAGTCAAGTGCAGAGAATGTGCCAGAAAACTATAAAGAAGCTTTTGAGTTTTATAATAATTATATAGAAGAATCAGCGAAGCAAGAAAAAGAAACTGAGTCTCAAAGAAATGTTTTTGTTGAAAAAACAAGAAAGTATTTTAACGATGATTTCAAAGGTTTTGAATTCAATATAAACGATAAAAAACTTACTTATAAACCAAAGAATGTTGAAGATGTTGTTAATAGTAACAGTGACTTGACAAACTTTATTAACAAACATGTAGATGACAAAGGTTTTTTGAAGGATGCTAAAAGTTTTCACACAGCCCTAGATATGGCTATGAATCCTGAATCTTATGCTAAGTTTTTTTATGAGCAAGGCAAATCAGATGCAGTAAACGAAGTCGTAAAAGACGGGAAAAACATAAACATGGATGTTAGAAAAAACGTTGATACTTCACAAACAGGAACTAAGTTTAGAGTATTGAAAGATACACAAGAGTTTGGTTCTGGATTAAAAATTAAAAAACGTTAAAACTAAAAAAATTTTAAAATGGCACAATCTATTAATTTTGCTAACGGCTCAATAGGCGGTAGCACATCATTAACGCCTGCGCCAGGTAAATCACTATCTAATTCAAACTATTTATCAAATAGTGATTACACTTTTGCGCAGCAGTATCTACCGGATTTGTACGAGAAAGAATTCGAAAGATACGGAAATAGATCTATCTCATCATTCTTAAGAATGGTAGGAGCTGAAATTCCATCAAGCTCTGACTTAATCAAATGGAGTGAGCAAGGTAGACTACATATTCAAGATTCTGGTACTATAAACGGTGCTAACGAAATCGACGGGCTAACTGCTCATAACTTTAGAGATAATCAAACAATTATAGTTTCAAATGCTGATGCTTCTATTCAGTTAAAATGTTTAATTACAGATGCTTCTAATGCAGATAAAGTTGTTGTAAAACCTTATTCACTTGCTAACTTAACAGCTACTGGAGGATTTACTGACAACGACGCTGTAACTGTGTTTGTATATGGTTCTGAATTTAAAAAAGGTACAAATGGAATGTCAGGTTCTCTTGAAGCTGATTTCGAAGCTAAAGAAAATAACCCAATTATCATAAAAGATAAGTATGAGGTTAGTGGTTCAGAAATGGCTCATGTTGGATGGGTTGAAGTAACAACTGAAAACGGAGCAAGTGGATTCTTATGGTATTTAAAATCTGAGCATGAAACAAGACTAAGATTTGAGGACTATTTAGAATTAGCTATGGTTGAAGGTGAACCAGCAGTTTCAGGTTCTGGAGCAGCTGGAGCTGGGTACAAAGGTACAAAAGGTCTTTTCTATGAAATCGAAAACAATGGTAACACTTCAAGTGGTGACATCGGTGATAGAACTGATTTAGAAAATATCGCTAAAGTTCTTGATAAAGAAGGAGCGATTCAAGAAAATGTACTTTTTGTGAACAGAGATACATCTTTCAAAATTGACACTGTGTTAGCAGCTCAAAACAACTCTGGTGCTTCTACATCTTCTTATGGTTTATTTGACAATGACGAAGATATGGCATTGAATCTTGGATTTACAGGATTTAGAATCGGATACGATTTCTATAAGAGTGACTGGAAATACTTAAACGACGCTACTACTAGAGGAAATATTGGTGGTGTTGATGGTATTTTAGTTCCTGCAGGTACAACTACTATTTACGATCAAGTATTAGGTCAAAATGCAAAAAGACCTTTCTTACACGTAAGATATAGAGTTTCTCCTACTGAAGACAGAAAATATAAGTCTTGGGTAACAGGTTCAGCTGGTTCAGCTGGTATGAGCAGTGATCTTGATGCAATGCAAGTTCATTTCTTATCAGAAAGAGCTTTATGTACAATGGGAGTTAACAACTTCTTATTGATGCAATAATAATAAATGGGGAGGAGTTTTCTTCTCCCCTTTTTTTTAATTTAATTTAATTATAATAAAATGGCGACAAAAATAAAAAGTGGATACACCGCTATCCTACCGAAACTAGAAAAAAAACAAAGAATATTTTTATTAACAGGTGATAAAACACCTATAAGACATATGATTGCAGTAAAACATACTGCGTCTAAACCATTAACTTACTTCGATGGTCAACTAAATAGGGCTTTGAGATGGGCTACAAACCAAATTACACCTTTTGTGGATGAGCAAGATGGTGTAGCTACAATAGAACCTATTATATTTGAAAACGGAAAACTAATAGTACCAGACTGGAACGTGAATCTTCAGAAATTCCTGTTGATTCACCCAGCTTTTAATAAAAAGTTTTTTGAATTTGACCCAGAACAAGAAGCACAAGAAGACGTACAAACTCTCGCTAGTTCATTAGATGCACAGGTTGCGGCTAAAGACATGGATATAAATGACCTTGAAGCAATAGCTAGAGTCGTTCTTACTAACAAGTCTGTTATTTCAAGAATGACTTCTTCTGAACTTAGAAGAGATATGATTATATGGGCAAGAAATAATCCAGATGAATTTATGAATTTAGTTGATGATGAAAACCTAAAACTTAGAAATTTAGCTGTTAGAGCAGTTGAATTAGGAATTCTTTCTATAAAATCAGATAACCGAACTGTAGTATGGGGTGACAATCCAAAAGAAAAACTTATTGTTACACCTTATGGAGAAAATGTGTATAGCGCATTAGCACTTTATTTTAAGACTGATGAAGGCTTAGATGCATTACAAAACATTACAAATAAATTGTAATATATTATCCATATATATTAAGTTTTGTGAGAGGTCAGTTTATGACCTCTTTTTTTTAGTATTTTTGTACAAAATATATCCTATGATAAATAGCGTTAGAAACACAGTTTTATTTCTGTTAAACAAGGATAATCGCGGATACATAGCACCTACTGAGTTTGATTTTTTTGCAAAGCAGGCACAATTAGAAATATTCGAAAACTATTTTTCTGATTATTCAAGAGCTGTTGCAGCACAAAATTCTAGAAAAAAAGCATTAGGTTATGGAGATAGCGTTGCGCAAATTCAAAACAAAATAGATGTGTTTTCTACAAGTGCTACTCTAAACTATACTGATGTTTCTCCTTCATCAGTTGGAGGCGAAGATGATTATTTTAGTTTGCCCTCTACATTATACAAGTTAATTAATATTACATATGGAGGTAAAATTTTGCAAGAAGTTCCAGTACATAAATTTGATATGAT